TCGCCATCTTTTGCGATTGCCAGGGATCCTTTGAACGCGTCTTTTGAAAGCCTCAATGCTTCATCTCTTTGAGCCGCATTGATCTTGCCTTCGCTTAAAAGAACATTTAATTGAGCCTTGTTCTCGCTCAATTGTTTTTCTTCGAGCATTGCTTCTTTTTCCGATCTTAAATCCGAGACAAGTTTCATAAGCTCTTCGATCGAAGAGACGCCGACTTCTTTCATAAAGCCGTCAATCTTCTCGAGCGTCGCGCCCATTTCCTTATTCTCGCCTTCAAGCTCGGAGAGTTTAATTTTCAAATCCATTTCGAAATTCTCCTTGTTGGTTTTGGATGGCTCGGTTTCACTCAATTGTATCGCCGGACTCATCTTTTTAATTACGGGCCGATTAGTTAAGGCCGCGCCCAAAAGGGTATGACCATGACTAATCTCGGGATTTTCATTATCTCTATAGTCGGGATGGAAGTCGGCGGACAAATAAGCGAACTCGCGATCCGCTAACTTCTTGGCCCCTACCGGAGTCCAATTGATATCCGCCCACAATTGAAACTCGACAACGGGCTCGACTCCTTCGTCGGGATTTCCCTCGGAGAGTTGAGCCTCGACGATATCAAGTCCCTTGATCCATCCGGCGGCTTCCGCGTCCGAGTCGTGCTTATAGTCAATCATCAACTCGATTCCGCGAACTCCTTCGCTAAAATTCTTTATCATTGTTTCAAAGTGAGATCGTTCGACTTCAATCTTTCCGTAACGCTTATCGAAAAACGTTCCGGTTCTCATAAGTTGAACTCTTGTCGGGATTTCCTCAATCGTATTCCCCTCTTTGAGTTGAATCGAAATCGGAACCGTTCGAAAGACTTGCTTGTCCATTGGATTCATCCTTGTCCGTGTGTTTATATTTTCGTTTCTAAAGGGATTCAAGTCAAGTATCGGACTAAAATCCCTTTAAGTTTACATTGTCAACAACCGCAATCCGAAAGAGTGATCGACTTCAACGCCTTGTCCGAGGGATTGAATCCGCTTTGAGGTTCCGGATTATCTTTCGTCTTGGCGGTATTCGCGACCGTATATGTTTTACAGTTATGATGCAACGGAGGCCAATATCTCAAGACGTCGGGATCATCCACTTTCAAAGTTCTTCCGTTGATGAATTTACAAATTTCGGAGACGGGAGCTTCGTTGATCCAAGTGAAAGAGATGATCTCTTCTTTGAACTCGCCGAAAAAGTCTCTTCTCGCGTCGTTCGTTGTTTTCGCCGCTTGGATTAGAGCTCCGGTCGTGGTCGCCAAGTCTTTCGTCTTATCCGTCGCCTCTTTGATATCTTGAGCTAGAACCTCGGGATCATCCGTCGATTCAACGCTCATTCCATATTGAAGAGACGCGGCCTTCGCGAGATCTTGGACTTGAGTGTTCACAATGTTTTCGATATCCGAATCGATTCGGCTCGAAGCGATCTTTTTGACGTCGGCAAATTTTACCTCCGACAACTTCACTTCCTCTTCGGGATATTCTTTCCCGACCTTGTTGATCGAGTTGTCATATACCTGGCCCAACTTCTCTTTAACCTTGGACTTGTATTTCGCTACACCGGGAACCTTCATAAGATCTTCGGCCGAGATTTGAAACTTCTTATCTTCGGCCGAGTTTTGAAAATGCTTTTTGATCTCGCCAATCATTTCGCCTTGAATCTCTTCAAGGTTTGAGGCGTACAGTTCTTTGAGCTCTTCGGAACTCTTTTGGATTAGCTCCTCGACTCCCTCGTTTTCCGGGCGAGGCTTTTTTTTTATATCTTCGGCGAGCTTGGTTTCCGAGATGGTAGCGAGCTCCTCTTTCGAGATCTCTTCTCCGACGATCTTCTCGGCAACGACTCGAGGGATAGGGAAGGCGGTCACAATCAATTCGATGGCCGAACCCTTGTCGATGATCCCTTCTTTGAAGGCTTTCACGACCGCGACAATCGCCGTCACTTGCGCCCCATTGAGAGCGAGGTCTTTGATAAGGGCATCGGGCTCCGTGTCCGCTACGACGGGAGTCTTGTCCGGGCTCGTCGGAGGAGGAACGATCTCGCCGTTCGCCGATTCTCCGTTCTCGTCGATATCTCTCGATGAGTTCTCTTCTCTTTCAGGAAGAGAGAATCTTCGTCTCAATGACTCTTCAAGGCGATCGTCCGGAGTAATCACTCCGACGTTAACGAGAAGTTGAACGATATCCGCGAGCTCTTTCCCGGCCTTGTCTCTTATACCCGAGTGACGAAGTTCGCAACGAACAACTCCGTCCGGGAAATTTAGCTTAACGAGTTTCGGAATGAGTGTATTGTTTATGACTTCGGTTATTTGATCGGCGATATATTCAAGGCCTCCAAGAAAGAAGTCGGAGAGGTCGGTTCCAAGCGCATACGACCCCGAGCCGGATTGTCCAAGCTCAAGGAAGTTGGCAAGCGCGGCGTTGACGATCTCAACGTTCTCGCTATTTATAACGGAGCGAATTTTGTCGGCGTCGAAAGTGTTCGTCGTAAGGTTCAACTTCCATCCGGCCGGAATTGTCATGTAATTGCAGCGATGGGAAACGTAGGCGCGAAGAGATTCTTTCGCTTTCCTATACTCGGCCGATTGTTCTTTTCCGGCCGGGACTTCGAGCGTTGGAATCGGAATCGCGTACTTCTCAATCCCGGCGGCGAGCAATTTAAGAAACTCGTTTTTTCTAAGCCATGGCCCATAGGCCGGACGTAGAATTGAGATCCCTTCGAAGTTGTCGCCTTCCATTTCAATAGCGAAGTGGAGAAGATACTCGGCCGGGATATTCACGTTCTTTTGCTTGTCGCCGTTCGCTTGTTGTTCAACGTAGGAAAGCTTCCCGGATCTCTCGATCTCCCATCTTTCAATTGTTCTTTGAGATCGGAAGGCGAGAGACTTGATTCCGTTATAAGCTCCGAATTTCGGATGATTGATCTCGGCCTTATAAGTGACTTCGAAAAGCGAGTATCCGAACTCGATCATTGAGAGAGCTTCACGAACGAAGCGATCCCAACTTTTACCCATGTCATAAAAAAGAATATGCTCGATGAGTTTTCTTTGAACTATACCTTGAGGCGTCTCTTCCTCTTCGAGTCCGGAGATTTCCCAAGTTGCGGCGTTGATTGGGTTCTTCATAGCGGAGACAATCATCTTGATCTTAGGATCCGAGCGTCTCATCTTATCGAACTTGTCGGCGGCTCGAGTTCCTTGGAGGTCGGCAAGATATTCCTCTTGGAGATCCCCGGCATAAATTTCCGTCCCCGAAGATCCGATCTCGACGACCTTAACGTCCTCGCCTTTTACGTTGAGAATATCTTCCTCGGATATATCCTTCGTTTTCTTTTGGCCGAAAATGCCTTCAAGTATTTTCATAAACCTCACCAATCCATTGTTTCGAAATCCGTCACGGAATCGTTTTCTTCAAATTGTCCCATATCATCGGTGAAAGTTCCAACGTTTCCACTTGTCAGGCAATTGAAAGCCCCCGTGAAAGCGTCAACGATATCGTCATGATTCGCATCCGGGAAGTTTTCGGCCTCGATATAAAAGTCCTCTTTATTGCGACACGATGCGAGCATCTTGATATTTAAGGCCTCCGCTTGGGCCGAGGTCGCTCTCGATGCCGTGATCTTATCGACGGAAATCTTTTCCGTAACAACGTCGAACCCGGAGAGCATCCGAATAAAGTGTTCAACTTCGTTTTTCCCGGCCCCGCCCGGATCTTGAAATCCTTTGACCTTGACTCCGATTCCGTCTTGCCTGGCCGTGTTCAAGATAAGCGACTCGACCTTATGGGCCGAAAGTCTTTCGCGTACGATATCGAGAATATAAAACAATCCGTCGGCATCCTTGCCGAGTTTAAATCCGACGGTATAGTCGGGATCTCCGGGATCGCCCTCTTTCCATGCCGTCGCGGCCCTATCCCAACAGCGGACAATTTCAACAAGAGGAGGATGGGCTTGAACTTCCTCGAACCAAAAGCGTTTGAATACGTTCCCGGCGGTCGGCCTGATATTCCAATTTCCATCGAGGAGACGAGCTTTCTCGACGGCGGATTGGGCGAGGAGGTTCGCCATGTAGCTCGGATCTTTCTTGAGTAGGATTTGATTGTCCGTGACTTTTGACATAATAAACGTGACCGACTTGGGAGCGGCGAGCTCGGCGAGCTTTGGGAATCTTCTCATCAACTCTTCTTTCGATGAGTCCCAATATAAACGACCATCGACACGATAGAACCAACGGAGCTTTCCGGATCTCTCCGGGATAGGAAACCCCTCCTCGTCGATCCACCAATCGATAAAAGTTCGAACCCATGAGTCGACGTCCGGGTTCGTGGTCGCTCTCATATAAGGCTTGATCCCGGAGGTCGATCGGTTCCTCGACATAAGATAAAAGAATTGCTTTTCCGTGAAGTGAGTCAACTCATCGAAATAGATAACCGGGATTTGAGCGCCCTGATAATCATAAACGTTTTTCTCGTATTGAAGATGAGCCATCTTGACCGCTGCGCCCGAAGGGAAGATCCATTGAGACGTGACCTCTTTCGGAGTAGCGTTGACCTTTCGAAATACTTCGTCGGCCGTGTCCCATAAGCCGCCTTCGTTCCTTATTTGAGTATATGTTCTTCGGAAGTAAACTCCCCCGGCGTTGGGGTTTTCATAGTGACGAAGAAAATCGAGAAGGATCCCGTAGGTTTTTCCTCCCCCGGCGGCCCCACCATAGATAGCGATATCGGCGTCGGTCGTGAGGAAAGTTGTTTGCGGCCCCTTTTGAGGGGAGATATTATATTCCTTCGGAGAGTTCTTTGACTTCTTTTCGGAGTTGCTCATTCTCGCCCTTGAGTTTGTTTATCTCTTTATTCTTTTTCTTGATTGACTCAATCGCGTCTCGGAAGTTTTTGCTCATCTCTTCGAATTGTTCCTGTAGAACTTCGAACTCGAGTTGATCCAACGTGTCCGCGCTCATTTCATCGAGCCAATATTCGCAACAATAAAGCCGACGAATAAAAAAGCCGGGAGATATATAAACAGACATAACAGTATATTTTCAAGGCTCATTCTTTTTCCGCTTCCCTTCCGTTCGATGGAATCATTATGTTGACGATAGGACGAAGAGATCCATCGGAGTTCGAGAGATCAACCTTGTCCGTGAAAATCTTATGATATCGTCCAAGCATTTCGAGAGCTCTCATTTTGTCGTGCATTTTAATTTTGCGAGATCCGCCGTTTTGAGTGACGCTCTCGGAGATCTCTTGAACGAGTCTCGACTTGTCTCCGAGTTCGTCCGATGGGATCCATCTTTTGATTCCTTGATCGTCCCACTCGACTAGATCTTTATAATCCCCGAAGGCGATCAATTGAAGTTCGAGAATGATTCTCTCGATTGAGTTTCCGTGATCCTTATTCAATTGATCGGCGAGCTCTTTGATCTCGTTTTGGATATCTAGTTTTGACAAGTTTTGCGATGCGATACGATTCGCAGTTTTTTCCGAATACCCGGCGGCGATCGCCGCTCTTGTCCCGTTGAAATCAAGGAGATACTCGCGACAAAATGCCTTTTGCTTATCCGTCAATTTGTTTTTCTTATCTTCTTTCATAGTCCAATTCTATATGAAAAGAGTTGTCCGGACAATGATGGATCATTTTGCTTGGCCATCAATTTTTGCCGTGTCTTTGTTGGACTTCATTCTCCAAAATAAATGACCCACTAAAATTCCATTGGCCAGGCCGATCATGTAAACGCCGAAAGGCATCTTGTAGGCCCACGTTATTAAGAGGCTCGAGATCGAGGCTTCCGTTCCTCCTTGATTGATTGCGAAAACGTCAAAAATTAGAATCAGGATAATTAAAGCCGGGATTACTGCGAACGTGACGATCTTAGTTATCTTTTTTATGTCCATCTTAGGCCTCCGTTATTTCGTGAAATACGATGTTTATTCCGTTTACAATTTCGGCGACGCCGTTGTTCTTGTAAGTTATTACGACCTTCATATCTTTTATCAAGTCGGCATCGTATTCCGATTTGTCACGAAAGAAACCGTCGGGCATGGCGACGTCAAATCCGAATTGATTTAAGAAGGGCGAAGGGAAGACGGCTGCCGGAGGTACGCCTTCCGACAATTGGACGTGACCT